TGGTCACGAATGTCTAAACCGATGTAGCGAAGAGTGTCTTCAAGATAACGACCAGCAGCAAGCTGCATGGCCATATTCCCGAGAGGCTCTATCGCAATGGTACGGTGTGTTTCTTCGTTTTTTGGAACAGTGCTCAGAAGCGAACCCTTCACCTCGACGATCCCCTGACTTCCGTTCTGCTCATCCATGAGCTGAAAGTAGTGGTTATGACGTCGAAGTTGTGAAACGAAGGGCTTGCAAAGTGTTGTACAGGTCATACTTTGGCCGACTTTATCTGCAGCATGACTGTTCTCGACTCCATTACTGGAGCCTTTACTGAATCGCCACTGGTCGAGCAAGGCACGTACATCGAGAACCTCTTGAATGTTGTCGTCGTTTAAAGACGTCGTATGGCGCTCTAACATTGTCGTTATGAAATGTCGAGCATCCGCGACAATCTGCGGCGGCAAAGTAATGGAGGTGGATCCAACAAGGTCGTTCAGGGTTTTAAAATCCTGGACGGCTTTAATGGCTAACTCTTTGTCATTTGCGCATGAAGCTTTCTTGCGCATCCTGTTTCTAAGTCTGTCAACGGCGTACTGTTTCTTATCACAGTACGGGGTTTTACGACCCAACTCTTCTGACATGATTTCGAACAATGCGGATAGCATATGCTCGTGGACATCATCTTTTCTCATAAGGAGACCTCAATGAGTTGACGGCCCCGTAGGGCCCCTAGTTAACCTAAAACGCCTGTCACTGTCGTGTCAGCGATACCCGAAGCTGCTTGACTACCTGCACCGAAGTGTAGGGAAATCATAGCCCGGAGATCTTCTGGCTCATACGTGTCGACGCCAGCCGGCACCTGGATGGTCGTAGTAATATTCATGACCATCGAAGTTTGGTTGGCAGCCGGTGAAGCACCTTTACGAGTAATCAACTTGTAGGTGTTAACCGGGACGTTCTTGATGATGCCCGTAACAGGGTTAGCTTGCGGCAAGGTACGCAAGACCGGAGGACGGAAGAAGCTAACACTGAACGGTTTACTGATCGTGTTAACATCGACGCCTGTCTGAGTACCACCCAGCGCTGAAATGGTGTATTGTTTACCATTCACGTTAGGGGCGGTGTCAGAGGTCAGAGTGTAAGTCGGGGACGTAAGTCCCGCGACTGTCGCGCCTGTTACTGGTGAAGTTAGAGCAAAAGTCATGAATGACTCCTAAAGATTTGCACATAGTGCGTTAAGTCGCCTCGTCACTTAACAAGGACGGCTGCAAGGTTCAGCAATTTAGAAATGCTGTTCCGGGAGATCTCATCAGCGGTTTTAACGCGCAATTGAGACATGGGTATTGCTGAGTGAACTGTGCGTTCGAAGTCAAGATAATGCCATTGACTAAGCGGCGTGTGGGCGTCCTGTAGAACCGTAAAAGACGGTGCTATCTCAGGCGTCACTACGTACCGCGGTCGTTGCTGGCCGTGACAACGGTATACACGGGTACATGTCAGATATTTGCTCACACCGGGTGTTATGGTGAAGACATCATCCAGAAAGGTACCAACGTTAGTGAAGTAATCAACCACCCACGAGTACGGTATAAGCTCCCACGCAACAGGTACGAGGGAGGGCAACTTTAACCCGAAGTGGTCCATCATATCATAATCGTTAGCGGCGCTCACAGGGATGTGAAAGCCGCCTTTCCACTGGTACGATAGTTCGTGGTACTGAAGCGTGTCGAAGTTGAGCGTGGATCCAATAGGACCTTGCTCACTTCCGGCATTTTTCGTGCCACCAAACCAATCGCGTGAAGCTGAGCCTGTTAAAACTACATTGTGGTTTTCCCGATAAATGAAATCGGAAATTGACTCTGCAATCTGCCTGACTTCGGCCATCATAGGCGAGATGCCAAATGAATAGCTAAGCCATGCAGAAGCGGCTTTTTTGTAAGCTTCACTTTTCCAGGGGGCTCGCACGTGTGTTATACGAGCCCCTTCTCTCAGCTTTTTCGCTGCGATCAACTTGACCATGGTTGGTTGCGTTAAATCAGCCATACTGCGTATTAAACCACGCAGATCTTTGAGTTCGGCAATTGGCACACAGACGTTGGTCGTGCCACTATGAGACTGAATTTTCCTCTTAATGCGTTGTAACGCAAGCTCCTGCAGCGACGCGTCAGTACCCAACGGGAAAGATGATGGCAACCCATACATGAAGTTCGAGTACGAACGTGATCTCTGTGTATAGGTTGTCCGCCATCTCATCGTTGAAGCTGACGACATGCGGCTGTGGATTTCGGTTAATGTCCGCCGATACGGGTGAGAAGCATCCTGCTTCTTAGCGACTTTTTGACGCCAGTTCAGATCGTTGAAGGTAATCTGTCTGTTTACAGGCATGCCCGTGTCTTGCTCCGACGAACTGTTCGTTAGCACTGTATAAGGCTCAGGCGGTGTATTGCGTGAGTCCTGTAGTGACAAATAGTTCGTATAACGGATCTTAACCGGTTCAGACCAAGACATTTTAACCTCCAGTAACATAGCATCAAACGACTAGCCGAAAGGCAAGCCGTACAGGGACCTTCTTCAAACTAACCATCTAACTCATGCGGTGCTAACCTTAGTCAAAACGGCAAGCAACCAAAAGAGTAGAGCGAGATCAGCCATAATAAGCAGAGTTAATAAAACCCCGATAAGGGATACGTTCATTCTGGCCATAGGTGATCTTTCTAAGATGGTTAACGG